CGCTATCCTAGGCGAATGGCTGAACCTGTCCCCGGCCCGGATTCATGCGCTGGCGCGTGAAGGTGTCATTCCCCGGACCGAAGGGCGCTTCGACCTTCAAGCGGCGGTTCGCGCCTATTGTGAACATTTGCGCGCGGGGCAGCGCGGGCGTCTGGCGTCGAACCCCGATCTGAACGACCAGAAGGTCAGGCTTGCGAAGGCCAGCGCCGAAAAGATCGAACTGGCGAACGCTAAGGCGCGCGGGGAAATGGTCCCCGTCGTCTCTGTCGAAGCTGCTTGGGCGTCGGTCCTGCGCGACGTGCGCGCGGCCATGCTGTCGATCCCGGCGCGTGTCGGGCAGCGCCTTGGGCATCTGTCGCCCCATGATGTGCAGATGATCGACCGCGAAGTCCGTGATAGCCTGCAAGAAGCAAGTGGACCTGAAAGGCTAGAAAATGTCCGATATTGAAAACCAATTCTCCCAAGCCATGTTCGAAATCTATCGTAGGGCAAAGACTGAAGCCGGATACACCGCAACTATTTTCCTGAAGATGTTGAGTGAGCGCGGCGGCTTGGATACCGCAAAATACCTTATCAATTCGAGCAAGCCCAGCGACGGCTATACGAACCTCTATGAACGGGGCAGGCTTGATTTGACCGTTGAAGCAATGGTAATTGAGAACGCAAAATGGCACGGGCTTTTCCTTCCCGAAGAACTCGCAAAAGCAAGGAAACGGCTGAGTGATTACCGATACAAACCCCGCGACTGACACTCTTGCGGGCATCCGTGTCCGCGCCTTGCAGGCCTTGAAGCCGCCACCGCGCCTGTCCTTGGGCGATTGGATGGAAGCCCATATGCGGCTGCCCGAAGGCGTCTCTGCGCTACCTTGTCGCGTGACTCTTTGGCCCTATCAACGAGGCATCGCCCATGCTATTTCCGACCCTCTGATTGAGCGGGTAACGCTGGTCAAGCCTGTCCGCGTCGGCTTCACTACGCTTCTGACCGGGGCGCTTGCGTCCTATGTCGCGAATGAGCCGTCCCCGATCCTTGCGCTTTTGCCGACTGAAGCTGATTGCCGCGACTATGTGGTATCTGACCTGGAGCCGATCTTCGATGCGACGCCAGTCTTGCGGGGGCTTATCTCTGCCGACGCGGACGAAGGCGGGCGGTCCACGCTTCTGTCGCGGCGCTTTCCTGGGGGCAGCCTGAAAGTCGTCGCGGCCAAGTCGCCCCGCAACCTTCCTCGGCACAACGTCCGAATCCTGTTGATCGACGAAGCCGACGCGATGGAAGCCGGGGCGGAAGGTAGTCCGATTACCTTGGCAGAACGGCGCACCCTGTCCTTCGCGAACCGCGAGATCATCCAGGGCAGCACCCCGACTCTTCTGGACACGTCGAATGTCCTTCGATCCTACGCCCAGAGCGACCAGCGGGTGTTCGAAGTCCCCTGTCCCGACTGCGGGGCGTTCACCGAAATTCGATGACGACATATTGAATGGCAGCCTGACCGTCCCGAAACCGCCGCCTTCCGCTGCCCCCATTGCGAAGCCCTGATCGAAGAGCGACACAAGGCAGGCATGGTCGAAGCGGGCGCATAGCACGCCCGGAGGCCAGAGAATGAGGGGCACGCGGGCTTTCGGCTGAACGCCCTTGTCTCGACGCTGGCGAACGCTTCCTGGGCGAAGCTGGCGGCGGAATTCGTCGTCGCCAAGGCGCACCCCGACCAGCTTCAGACCTTCGTCAACACCATCCTAGCGGAAGGCTGGCGCGAAGCCGCGGAAGAGATAGACGAAGCTGCCCTTGCGGGGCGACGCGAACGGTTCGGGCTGGACGCGCTGCCCCCTGACGTGCTGGTCCTGACAGCGGGCGTGGACGTGCAGCGCGACCGGCTGGAAATCGTGATCCTAGGGCATGGAAAAACCGAATTCTTCGTCATCGCGCAACACGTGATCTGGGGCAGCCCGCATGAAGATCACACTTGGGCGGAACTGGACCACTTTCTTCGCGGCCAATGGCGGCACCCGAACGGCGGGACCTTACGCCTGGACGCGGTGGCAATCGACGCGGGCGACGGCGAGACGATGGATTCTGTTATCGCCTTCTGTCGCCCCCGCTTTCCGCGGCGCGTGGTGGCAATCAAGGGCGCACCCGGCGCGCGTCCCGCAATCAAGGCCAGCGAAACCAAGGGAAGCCGCCTGTTCATCCTGGGCGTGGACGGGCTGAAGGCCACGTTGGCGTCGCATCTTTCGCGCGGGCGGACCGTTCGGTTTTCCGACTCGCTGGAAGACCGATTCTTCGATGAACTGGCATCCGAACGACGGCTGATCCGCTACCAGCGTGGCGCGCCGGTCCGCATCTGGGAACGGATCACGGGACGGCGGGCCGAGTCTTTAGACTGCATGGTTTATGCGCTGGCAGTCCGGACGCTTGTTGGTTTTGACCTGGGACGACGGGAAGCGGAACTATCGACGGCGGCGGCACCTTCGAAGCCCCCTGTCACCATCCGTTCTGCTTGGCTGGGCAACTAGTCTTCAAAGGCCCTCAAGTGCACCGTTCAGATTTTCCCAGTCTTCACTGAGCATTAGCGACACGAGGCGAACCGGCATGCACGCCCACTCTGCTATCTCGTGCTCTGTCTTGTTCCCGGCACGAACTTGTTCACGCGCGAGTTCAAGGCTGGCTTTTGGGAGAAGCAAGGGCAAACACTGATATAGTGCTATTCTGTCCTTTGCAGCCATTAGGTCGGTGAACCCATAGTCCTCCGACGATAGCGGGCCGACCAACTTTTCAAGAAGACCGTTCACTTCGTCTGCTGTGTCGGTTCGTGTCGCCTGAGGGTCATAAATATGGACCAGTTCCTTGGCGCAAATCACACGCTGCCATTCGAGGGGGACGTTCTGGCAGTATGCTATGTGGGTGACCCAGATGGGTTCCCCATACACTGCAGCTTGATAGCGGAATTGAGTGTAGACGCCCCGAACAACGGTTGGGTCACAGTCGACCGGGAATAGGTGTATCTCGTCCTGACAACCCATATCCTTGATTTTGTTCGCAATTTCAGAAATCTCGACAGGGAGACTTGTAACCGCTGAAAGTTGATCGACGAGTTGTTTGAGCATCCAAGCGCCTGAAAAGAAGAAGGCTCGGAAAACCCGAGCCTTCGCAACATATTGTGATTTCTGTTGTGGATCAACCCACCAGTTGTCGCTTTTCAATTCCGGTCATCGGGGGACGGCTGGATTCACCAGCACGCCAAGCGTCGGAAGCGCACTTGAGTGCGTCAGCCGCAGCACCTGCGAGTTCATCGGCGGTAAGCCCTCTCCCAGTCCCAGGAAAGAACTTGACGTTCCCTAGTTCTTTCTCTCCAGCGAAAAGAAAAGAATGGAGCTTTGTTCTTCCACTCTCGTTTGCCATCACGCTCTCCCAAGCAGGTTTGTGCGCCCAAGACGCGGGGCGCTCAGATTGTCAAGTCTTAGAGACACTTGTCCCACACAACCAAGTAGAAAACAACCATCTTAACAGTCGAATTTTCCCGATTCTTTAGGGCTGCTACCCCTCTAAAACGGCAGAAGTACGGCATTTATCCGCCGAATTCATGAACCTTCACCTAGTACTACGCACGTGAACTTCAAGATTCGTGACTAAATAACTTAACGTGAAGGCGGCACAAACAGCGAACGCTTGGGGTCGCGTGAAGCCAGCATTCGGTTTTGCGTTACCGACTAGCCGACATGCCCAGTCGATCACTTGGGCGTCGGACGCTTTGCCACCCGTTGCGAAGGCCAGCACGTCTGACGGGATAGGCAATCCCGCGTCGCGTATGAATGACACGGCAAGGGCGCGCGTCTTGTCATCAGGCTTACCATGATCCCGCTGAACTGAAACAGCTTCAGCGTACGGACCCGCGCGTTTTCGACTTGTTCAAGCATCTTGCCACCCTCTCCCGGTGAAGTGCTGGCGGCGGGAACGGTTCCCGCCGCCACCGTGAGAGGTTTCGACTGGCGACCTTCCAACTTCTCCCGCTTCAACGACCTGTTTCTAGCATATTCGCTAGAAATGTCTAGCGGACGTGCTAGACGTGTGATAGGAATCATCCTGAACCTGGGAGAAACCTATGAAAACCCACTATACCGCGACAGAAATCGCTGGAGTGATCTGCCAATCTGAGCGGCTGACGCTTCAGGATCACACCGATATTCACAACCGCGTTCGCTACATCGCGAAGCAAGGCCACTTGTCGGACGGTGAACGAATCGACGCGCGCGGAACGCTCGCCTTTGCGCCACTAGAAGTCTACCGTGCCGCAATCTATTGCGAATTCATGGCCTTGGGTCTCGACATTCGATCTCTTCGCCACGTGGTTTCTGCGGCGACGCGGCGGCACGATCATTCGAACACGAAACCGCCTTCGCAGAAAGTTGAAGGGGGTTGGTTGTCCTTCGGAGGACTGCGGGATTCCATCATCGGCGTTCGTGCCGGTGAAAAATGGCTTCTCATTCTGCAACTTCAAATGCCGGGCCATGCCGATGGCGGCGGATTAGTAGCCGACTTCGTTTGGGAGGAAGCGCAAGATCTCGCTCTTGAAGAGCGCGTCCGCGCGATCACGGGACGCGCCGCCAC